TTATTTTAGACGATTATAAAACAGAGATTTTAAGTGGAATTTCTTATGAGGAATATTGTGAAAAAGTTACGTCATCAAAATTGTCATCAAAATGTACCATTTTGTCATCGAAAATGTCATCAAAATTTAGCATTTTGTCATCAAAATGTCATCAAAATGTAACCAAAAATGATAATATATGTAATTTTTGTGAAAAAAATTTGAGTAGTAGGCAAGGATTATGGAGACATTTAAAAACTTGTAAAGAAAAGAAGAAGGATGATACAGTAAAAGAGTCAATGACAGAACTTGCAAGGTTATTAAATGAAAAGGATAAGCAAATAGAAAAGAAAGATAAACAGTTTGCGGAGGAGATAAAAAAACGTGACAAGCAAATAGAGTTATTGATAGAGAAGGCTGGTTTAATAACAAATAATACAAATAATATAACAAATAATATACAGAATAATTTTAAATTGTTAAATTACAAAGAAACAGATACTAGTCATTTAACAGAAAATGATTATGTTAGATGTTTAGAGCATTATAATTTTTGTGTACCACATTTAATTAGAAAGATACATTTCAATCCAAAGAAGCCAGAAAATCATAATATTTACATATCAAATTTGAAAAATAGTTATGTGATGATTTATATGAATAATAAATGGAAAGTTAAAAATCGGGATGAAACAATATCCAGAATGATAGATGATAAACAAGTTATTTTAGAAAAGAAGATACAGGAATGGGTAGAAAGTGGAATACAATATCCAAAAGTGATGGCAAAATTTAGTCGTTATATAGAAAAACGTGAACAGGATGATGTTATAAATGCAATTAAGGAAGATATTAAATTGATGTTGTATAATAATAGAAATATGATTATAGAAAATAATAAAAGATTAATAAAATAATTAATATCTGTTTTATTTATAATGGAATGGATTATAAATAAAATTAAAAACATTAATTCTAGCTATGACTTTAGATTATTAGCAAATAATAATGATTTTGGAAATATTAATTTTTTTAAGCATAGTTATTTTAGGTTATTAGTTTCGTTATCATCTTATTTGTCTAAGGGTGTTATTTATTGTAATGGGTATTATAAAATTAACTTTGATAAAAAAGTACCTGCGATATTTGATTTTTCTATAAGCAAGTTAAGTTACATACCTGAAACATTTATGACAATTGATAGCCATTTAGAGTATTTAAAGCTAGTTAATGAAAATAATGAATATAAAATAAATAAATTAGCATTAGATGATACCAAAATATTTTCTAGTTTATTTAATTATGAGATAGTTACCGACATGAATGAATTTTTAAAATCTAACTTTAAAGGATATACTCATATAAATGTAAATAATTTATATATAACAACTGGATGGATAAAGGTAAATAATGGGAAAAAATATTTAGTAATAGATTTAATTAAATATGACAATAAATCTAAAAAAACTGGTCTTTTTAGATGTAAGATATTAGATAAAAAGATTATAAATCTAATTAAATTAAATAAAAAGTTAGAAAGTTATTGTATCTTAATATTAAAAATAGATAAAACTATCAAAATTAAATATATTATTCCTGTTACTTTTGATGAATATATAACGTATATCTATGATTTAATGTTACCATATAAATATGATTTAAATGATATAAATGAATCAAATAAATTACTAAAACCAATTAGTTATGATGATAACGATATTGAAAGAAATGCTTTTGCAATAGATCCAACTGGTAGTAAAGATAGAGATGATGCAATATCATGTTTTTATTTAAAAGATGAAAAGATAACTAAAAATTATTTGGAAGCAACACATATTAAATTAATAGTTCATATATCAGATACTTTATCCTACATACAACCAAATGAAAAGAATTATTATTATCATTATTGTAGATATAAATGTAACACTGACTATTTGGATAAATTTAATTTACCAATGATGGATAGAATTTTATCAGAGGAAAAATTGTCATTAGATGGAGATAAGAATACAGCAATAACTATAAACATGATTTATAAAATAATAGATCAAGAACATTTTATAATAAAAACATTTCCAGAAGAAGTCAAAGTACATAGAAGTAAAAATGTTAATGTATTTGGAACGACATATAAGAAGTTTTCGGAGTCATTTGGTTTTGATAGTGAAAAGGGGTATGATAATAAGCAGTTTAATAAGAGATTTATTATAAATTGTAACAATAAAGTTGAGAGGGATTTTAATGAATTTATTTATGAAGGGAAAAGTATGTATCCAAATAATATCAAAAAGTTAATTGCAAATAATTTGAAGCATCTTTATATATATTTTGTCAATTCATTAAATCATACTGGTAAGGATACATTAATAAAAATACCATCAAATTTAGTGAGAGAAAAACATTTTAATAAATCTAACATATATTTAGAGTTTTCGCCAGTTGATATGTGGTGTCATAGTTTAATAGAATACACTGCTTTAGAGTCAAATATATATTTTTCAAATTTGATGTATTTAATATCAATTAATAAAGTAAGAGTAAAAGATCAAATGTTTATCTTTGACTATAAGCGTATAGTTCAACTAAATGAAAAGCTTGGGAAAAAAAATGTTAAATTTATATTAGACAATTTTTTAAAAGATAAAAAGATGAAATTGCCATATAATGGGATATATAGAAATTTATTCACATCAGGTAAGGATAAATATTATATAAATAAGAAAATACGGGATATTTTAGTTAAATATTATAAAAAAAATTCAGATTACGAGGTAATTTTAGAAAAATTTATAAATAGGTTTAATTATAAATATATAAATGACAAAGGTAATGCAATAACATTGTTGAAGATACTTTTAGCATTAAGACAAGTATTTTTATTAGATTCAAGTAATAATTTGGAAATTTCTAATAAGTTAATTTCACCAGACTTAAGAATGAAAGCAAATTATGACACTTTTCCAATTTCTCATTTAGATGTTTGTTCATTATTGTATACACATGCAACGTCACCAATGCGTAGATTTATAGATATAAATGTTCATCATATAATTTTTAATTCAGAGTCAAGAGGTTATATTAGATTGAAGTTAGATATTGAAGGTTTAAATAATTCAGTAAATACAGGAAAACATATTCATTCTTTAGTAAATGGTCAAAGATTTTTAGAATTAATTGAATTTAATAATAATTTACAATTAACTGCGAAAATGTTAGATGATAAAAGAAATTTAATAGGATTTAAAGAGATTGTTAATTTTTATAATTTTAATGAAAGTTTTGAAATAACTGACAATAAAGTATTATTGAATAAAGATAATTATAATTTTCCAATTTTAAAGAAAATAAGTAAGGACGCTAAAATATTTAATATATTTTTTCATATGTTAAGGAAAGAGAGTGAAAATATAAGGAAGAAATGTCAAAAGTTTCTAGAAAAATTGTTTTCAATAAAAAAAATGAAAGTAATTTGTTAACTTACTTATTAAGAATAACATTCCAATTACTTTTATCATAAAATATATCATCTACTTTAAATGTATTTGTCAAATTTATAACACCATCTTTATTATAAATATGATAATATCTAGTTATACCCTTAAAAGGAATATAATTATCACCCAATATCATATTTCTCTTAGACAAAGCGTCTTGCTCTAAAGCCCACATGGTAAATAATACTTTACCACCTTTTTTAGTAACTCTTAATAATTCATTTATAGCTTTAATTCTATCTTCTTCAGTGTTTAGATGATGTATAACAGCGATTGAAATGACATAATCAAATGTAGAGTCATTAAATGGTAAATTTCTTATATCGGAGTTATGAACATTTAGATTTTTTTGTTTACATATTTCTAACAGTCCATCACTAAAGTCAATACCGGTCATATTATGGCCTTGATTTTGTAAGTAAACCATATTTTTACCGTTACCACAACCAGCATCTAAAATATTAGATTTAGGATTTATAGATCTATTAAATTTCTTTACAACGTCCCATATTGAATGCCTTGTGTTAGAAAAGTCATTTGAATTTGAATTATAAAAGTTCTTGACATTCATTTTATTTTTATCATAAATTAAAGGAAATGGAATATAATTCAATTTTTAAATAAATATATTAATTAAAAAATAATGTAATGGTGTAAATAACTGGGAGTTAAATTTTATATTTTGACTCCTGTTAAAGAACAAATTTGCACAGGATTTTTATTTTGTGTCTTTGTAAAAGATGTTTGATTTTGGTCTTTAACAGGAATTAAACTTTGTAATTTAACTCCTGTTAAAGAACACATATGTCCTGACTCTACAAATGTACTCTGTTTATTAGATATTTTTATTATTTCATAGTTTTTATTAAATTCGCGTAAAATAGGCATACAATTATGATAATTTTTAACCTTATTAAGGTGTTTTAGACCTGTATTGATACAGTTTGCATTTCTTAAAATAAGCATGTTTTTCAAAATAAATTAATTTTTAAAAATAATATAATAATTAAATATCAATTTTTTTAGGATTACTATAAATAAATATTTGAATGTAGTTACAAATCATTATATAGATGGGTTAAAAGATATGAAAATCAAGGTAATATAAAACGGAGACCAACAAAAAAGAAGCATTTAGAAAATTATTTTAAACATAGTTTTCGAATATACAAATAATTTTATCTCATTTTAAATGTCGGTCGGTGTAATGTTTAAGATTTTATGTAAACATTTTGATGGCCAATTAGAACAGCTTCAAAATTGAGTTTTTTTAATGAATTTCTAATTTTTTTATAATTACATTTTTCTGGATAGTCTTCTTCAAATATTACTAATCTTAAATCATTATAAAAATCTGGATTTTCATCAAAAAAAACTTCTAAAAATCCCTCACAATCAGCAACTAAAACGTTAAAATTTAAATTATATTTTTTTTTAATTTCATCTAATTTATATGAAGGTATATCACTATTTTCATTATAAATAAATGTTGAACCATAACCACCATACCAGCTTTCTAAATTTGTTAGATTCATTTTTTTTTCGCCAATAAATCCTTTAACAATATTAAATCCACAATTGTTATTTTTTTTATTTTTCTCCAAAGCATCCCATACTCTGTCATCAGGCTCTACACTAACTTGATTATTTTTATTGGATAATATAGAATTAATAATACAAGAAACAGTACCATAACGAGCTCCTAGTTCCAATACCACATCATCATGTTGAATATATTTTTTAACTAAATCTTGTTCTTCTTTTTCTAGTCCAGGATTAACCAAGTTATCATTTTGATCAAATATTTTCATTAAATCTATTGCATTAAATACTTCTAATTTTTTTTCTGCATCATCTTGGCCTCCGTACAGATTTTTTATATCTAAATACTTTTTTTTGTATTTTAAATATTTTGATTTATAATCCATTTATATATAATATAGATATATTATTTATTATAGTAAATTAAATCTTTTATAAAAAAGCTTTCCGTATATTTTTAAGAGTAGCTAAATTTAACATTTCTATAATATCAATAACTGAAATTACACGTCTAAGGAAATAATCATTATTATTGTTTGTTATATTAAATGCAGTAATATTAGGTTGGAAGTTTGAGGTATTGCTATACATTTCTATTATAAAAAAAATAAAAGGCTATTATTTCAATTTTAATTATAAAAAAAATTGAAATAATAATATTTAATTAATAGAATTAAATTGAATATAGTGATGTCTCTTCAAAGGAAAATTTCACATACAACTCAGCAAGCAGCACAAGCAATGGCAAGTATGTCTGAAAATTCAGATTCAGGTGAGTCTAATCTTGTGTCACCTAATCAAGCCCCTCAATCTAATGGCAGTATTTATAATGTCCATACTACTGGAGCTCCAAATTATCAGCATATGTGGCTAAATCAACCATTCGGTGTGTATACTCAACCAACTGGAATGAATGCTCAACCATCAGGTAGCCACCCATTAGGCATGTATACTCAACCATCTGTTTATCAAGTACCTAGCATGAACAATCTACCACCTGTTATGTATAATCAACCATCCGGTAGCCAACTACCTAATGTGTATAATCAACCATCCGGTAGCCAACTACCTAGTGTGTTAAATCCATTAGGTGTCATACCATGCGCTATGTATGCTCAACAATATGGTGCTCAACCAACAGGTATTTATATTCAGCCCTTATATTGTCCACCTAATACCTATGCTCAACATCAAGGTGGGTATAGTCAAAGCCAAAATTGTATTGACCTTACTCAGGAGGATAGTCTTACTACTGAAAATAAGAAAAACAAAAAAACAAAATGTCTTAAGAAAGATAATAATTTACTTACTAACCGCAAAAAAAGGAAAGGTATTTCAAAGTTCCAAGGTGTGTCTCCTTATTACGGTAATAAATGGAGAGCACAAATTTCCCACAATAAATCGCAGATTACTATTGGAATCTATGATAAAGAAGAAGATGCAGCTATTGCATATGACGATTACAGGCTAAAAAATAAAATTTCTAAAGTTCGAGTAAACGAAAATATAATGAAGGATTACGATAGCAATGATAGTGAACGAAAGGTAGTAGTGGATAGCAAAAATAGTGGCCAGTATATTGTTGCATCCTCATTGCCGTCGCCATCATTATCGCCTGCGTCGTCATTGTCGTCGCCATCATTATCGTCATTGTCGTCATCGTCGTCATCATCGTCGTCGTCATCATTGTCGTCATCATCGTCGTCGTCGTCATCATTGTCGTCATCATCGTCGTCGTCATCGTTGTCGTCGTCGTCGTCGTCGTCGTCATCATCGTCGTCGTCATCGTTGTCGTCGTCGTCATCATCGTCGTCGTTTATAAATTCACCAAGTGCTAATAAGCGTGGGAGAAAGTCTTTTTGGACTGAATACGAAGATTTTCAGAAAAAAGGAGTTATGCAACGTAAACGCCAACCTCAAGGATTCTATACAATGACAAGGACCGAAAGTCAAAAAACAGAACCAGATACCGATGATGAAGAAGATTATACTAACTAGACTAAATCAAATTTTTTAAAAAAGTCAATATTTTTCTTTATTAACTTATATAAATTATAATAATCATCATGTACTAGCCAATAAAATGTTAAGTATTAGCAAGTTATAGCTTTCATAATATAAATATATGGTCGAGATTTGGATTCAATAATTTATATTGACCATTATTTGGTATTTTTATCTAATTTAGATATTTGGAATAATATTTTAAATTAATATTTTAAAATTTTAGATATTTGGACATAATTAGTCAATAAAAATATTTAGTCAAAATATGGATAAAAATAAACAAATAGAAATATAGTTAATTAATATAAACTAAATAGTAAACTTTATGTTAACATATGTATACTTAAATAATTTGTTTATTAGTGTTAACATTCCAAATATATTATTTATTATCTATACAATATATA